GGTCATCCTTCGAACGTCCAGGCGCCGCGATCGTGCCGCCCTCACGGCGAATGGTCTTCATCTCTTCGACGAGATCCATGCTCCGCACCGTCATCATCTCGCGTTCGAAATAATCCTTGAAGTAAGCGAGCATCCGTTCCTTCGAACCGTGGCTCGTCACCCAGCCGATCGAGTTGGAAATCCCGCCAAGGCTGTCGTTCTTGCGCCACAGGTAGTTCTGCATCGACGACAGAACGTCCATCAGAGCTTTCTGTTGGATCTTGTGTTCGGGCGGCATGGCTGCAGCTTGGCGTTTCAGATTGCGAAGCTCTTGCAGCACGGCCTGACCGGGACCGTTGACCTCGAGGTTCAGCGTCGAGTTCTTATACGCGCCTGCGAGATGCGCGATGACCCATGCGAATTGATAGGTGTTCAACTCGCTCGTCGCAAACTCGGCCACCTGATCCATGCCGTCCGCATAGCAACGGAAAACCTGAATGCAGAAACGATCGGCCCAATCCGACGAGCCGTAAGCCGGGTCGGCACCGATGACGTAGAACGCGGTGTCGATCGGTTCTTCCCAGACCTTGAGCGTAGCAAGGCGCTCCGATGATTTCACGACCTCGGTGTCGATGAAATTATGGCCCATGACATAGCGATAGCAGTCGGGCGTCAGCTTCTTGATTTCCTTGGCGGCGTCGGTGCAGCGCGAGTTCGAGAAAAAACTCGTCCCCGTCATCACAAAGGCGTAGTCTTCAGTCGGTGGGAACTCTTGGTACATGAGAGCATCGTCCTTGATGCCTTCATGCATCTTCCATCGCCACCAAGCCATCTGGCGGCTGTTGATTTCGAAATTGTACAGCTTCTTAATGTCCTTAACCCACTCCTTTTCTTCAGGGGTGAGTTTGCCGTCCCAATACACTTTGTACACGGCGCTCTCGGCATCGACCATATACAGCTCGTTTCGCCACCAACCGCAGAAGATGGCGCGTTGCGTTCTGGCACGCTTCGCGGTGACGTACATGTCATGGAACATGTTGAAGCCGCGGGCGGTGCTCTCGAACATATAGAGCCGATTGGGGTTCGTTTCGGCAAGCGAGGCGAGCAACGAAGCCAGACCTTCTTCATCGCCCCATGAGCTTGTCTCGGTGCCGTGCAAATAGGTGATCGCCTTGCCGCGCCCGAGCGAGCCTTTCGCCCGCAACCCTGCGACTTGGTAGAACAGTCGCGATCGATTCTTCAACGACAACTGATTGCGGTTGTGCGCGACGGCTGGGATTTTGTACTCGCGCGGCAACCCGTCCATGTACATGGCGAGCGTCGTGCGGAACATGTCCCGGTTTTCTTCGGTGTCCGTCGTCAGCGTGCCTTGCAGACCCTGATGCACGAAGTGCCAATAGAGATCGAGCGCCAGGCTGATCGTCGTGATGCCGAGCTGCCGTCCTTTGAGGATGACGAAGAAGTGGATGTCGTCCTCAAGACCTTTCGCGATCTCCTCCATCACATAGGTCTGCGTGCCGAGCAGTTTGTCCATCCGCTTGAGACCGTGCTCCTTGGTCTCGATCCGCAGCTGGGAGCAGAAATGGTAGAACTGCTTGAGGTCAAATTTCATCGTCATCCCAGCGTGTTGTATTGAGTGACCCGTTTTGGTCGATTTATGGCCTCAGAGGCGTCCAAAAGCACGATTTTGCGCTTGTTTTCGGCCTCGGATTTCACGGCGATGTCCGCATTCGAGATGGTGTAAGTATCCACCTCTTCAACGTCTTTATGCCCTTTTTGACGCGCCGGAACCCCGCAACCGGGGCAAAAACGCCGGATTTGGTCGCCGAAATCGGCAATATGCTTCTGCCACCAGCCTTCTGTGACGGGCATACCGTGATCTTGATTGCGAGCAAGGTCGAACGACGCCGCCACCTCGCAGAAATAAGCCCGCAGTTCGCCGTTGTTCTGGACGATCGACGCCGACCATTCGCGGTTGATGTCGCAGCCTGCGATGCGGTCCCACATCTCGGGTTCGTCATAGAGATCCTTGACCGCAGTCAGAATCGGCGAATGATCCGAGTTTCCACCGTATGTCCAAGACAATGCGCCGGCAGCTTGAACCTTTTTGTGAAGATCGAACAGATCCTTCTCGGCTCGAGCGGCGCCGTGGCTGTTGAGGTTGAACGTACCGAACGTCTCCTCGACGACCTCGCGGTGTTTGAAATAGTTGTTCGTCCAAAGACCGCGTTGCATCTTGTTCGGCACTTCCTCGCGGAAGATGCGGCACAGCTCGGTGAAGTCGCGGTGCATACAGGGATTGCCGCCGATCATGGCGATCACGCCCCAGTAGCCCTTCAGGCTCTGCAGCGCCTTGCGAAAATTGTCGGGCGTCATTTCCCAGAAGCCCGTCTGGTTCTCCAGCAGTCGCGTGCAATTTGAACAGGCAAGGTCGCACTTGTTCGTCACATCGATGCAGATGATGTGCATGTTTCTCGGCCCGCGCATACGGGCGATGGCGTTCTCTGCGTGGTTCATGTCTTTGCCCAAGGAAAGCCGTCAGGGTGATTGGCGCGGCTTTTGATGTTGCCTTCGAAGAACCAAGCGCGGAGGTCGCGCTTTTCGTTCAGCCGATAGTTCAACGTGTAGAGGCCGCTGCCGGCGTTATCCAGCTTGTTGTCTTTCAGAGCCTGGTAGACGAAACGGTCGCCGACCATCAGCTCGCCTGTCGTGCGATACCAGAGCGGCGCGATCTGCACTGCGATCATCCGATCCATCAGGTAACAGTTCAGGTCGATGAAACCCGAATGATGCCCGACGCTTTCGAAATCGTCATTCGCAAAAAAACTGCCGTCTACATTGCGAAGCTGCCGCAGCGACCAGGCATAAGGCTTGTCGCCCTTGGCCTCGACCAGACTCTCGACGTGATTCGGCTCGAACCAGTTGTCGTCGTCGAGCCAGCAGATCATGTCCTCTTGCACCAAATAGGCCGACGCCGCGACGATGCCGCCGTTCATCATGCCTCTCGCACCCGTCTGCACGGGCAGTCTGCAGGCCATCAGCGTGTCGTCGAGCACGTCGTCCTTGATGCAACTTTCCACGCCGTCGAAAAACACATAGTGCCGGCAGGGATAAGTCTGTTCCTTCACGCTCGCGATCGTGCGCTCGAGTTCACGCCTGTTTCTCGTCGCGGTCACGACGGCCACGGTCTTCATGCGATCGCCTTTCGGAAATAAGCCACGGTCTCTTTCAAGCCGTCGATCAAGGACACGGCAGGCTTCCAATCGAGCACTTCCTCGGCACGCGAGATGTCCGGTTTCCGCCTTTTCGGATCGTCATGCGGCAGCGGCTTGTGAACGATCTTCGAGCTCGACTTCGTGAGCCACAACACCTTCTCGGCCAATTCCTGCACCGTGCATTCATGCGGATTGCCGATGTTCACCGGCCTCGTCTCCTTGGCCTTCATCAGCTTCACCAAAGCCGAAACCGTATCGTCCACATAGCAGAACGATCGCGTCTGCATCCCGTCGCCATAAAGCGTGATGTCCTCGCCGCGCAAAGCCTGCACGATGAAATTCGACACCACGCGCCCGTCATTCAGGCTCATCCGCGGCCCATAGGTGTTGAAGATTCGCGCCACCCTGACATCGACGCCGTACATGCGCTCCGCATCATAAAACATCGCCTCGGCAGCCCGCTTGCCCTCGTCATAACAAGCCCGCGGCCCGATCGGATTTACATGCCCGCAATAATCCTCCCGCTGAGGATGCACCTCGGGATCACCGTAAACCTCGCTCGTCGATGCCTGCAGAACACGCGCACCCGTAAACCGCGCCCAGGTCAGCACGTTCATCGCACCGCCCACACACGTCATCATCGTTCGATGCGGATCGGCCTGATACGCCACAGGAGACGCAGGACAAGCCAGATTGAACAAACAATCCGCCTCGACCTCGATCGGTTCCGTCACACAACACGGCTCGATCGCAAAATCCAAATTGCCGTCGCACCCCGTCGAAAGGTCGTCGATCACCGCAACCTCATCCCCCGCATCCATCAGCCGATCGACCAAATGCGACCCGATGAACCCGGCTCCCCCCGTGACGATGCACCTCATTCCGGCCTGATCTCCAACCAATCGTCCTCCCAAACGGCATACCCGTCACAGGCCAAACAATACCGCTTCTCCGAACCGAACCAGTACGTCTCCGTATAACTCGGCACATTAATGTCCACGCCGCGAGCCAGCCGCTCACCCTCCGCAGACTGAACACGCCAAACCTTGATCGTGTCAGGACGAGACTTCGAATTATACGAAATTCGATAATGCTTCGTCACGCCATCCTCCACACTCTAACACCACCCTCTACCTTCCGCGCTACAAACTTCTTCCCATACCTCACACCATAATTATACACGGTCGAATGCATCCTCTTCGCATTCTCCTCCCCCTCCACAAAAAAACTCTCACCAATCTGCATCGTCTTAAACGGATACTTCCCGCCAGAACTCCTCAAAACAGGCACCGCATAACCAGTCTCTACCTTGTACATGTCAGCCTCCATTGCGACACGACAACCTAACACGAATATTTTTTGGGGGAAGAACGGCATGTGGGTGCCACACCCCCGGCCCCCCCGTGGACCACCGATCGGGGCCGGATCTCGTGCGCTGCGAAAGGGGTGCTCGAGCCGCATCCGAGGCACATTCCGACGCATGACGAGCTGCACAGGGCGGAAACAGCGCGCAGGAGGCATGACCAGGGACCGGGACCAAAAATCGCGGCGGGCGGATGAAGTGCGCCTCTTATCATCCCTATCATTTTCATACCTCTTAACCATATCTGATATGAAAATAATATGTTGACACATATCATCATATAGGTATGATGTTTATATCCTCATAGAGAGGATAACAAACACCTTATATATCTAGATAGGAACCGCGACATGAGCCGTTATCTCGTAATCGACGTAACAACCACCGAAATCGTAGATATCTTCTGGACAGAAGAGTGCGCTGAAAGCCGCGCATACGCTCTGTCGTATGAGCACAAGCGCAACGGCCGCGAATACGGTGTTCAAGAGATCTGCGACTCGGGTTACGTGCCGCTTCGTGGCGGCCGCCTTGAAGATCTCCCCGGCTGGATGTGCGACCCGCAATACGGTGTGTGACGGTCTAAGGCTGCATCTTTCGGGGCGCAGCTCATAGACCGCCATGCGGCGGCTAACATGGGAGACCGCGACAATGCAAAACCGCATCTTCTCTTTCGATAGCGCGAAGGCCATCAAGGCGCAGGGGTTCGGCTATCTCAATGCCATTCACTACATGGCGCCGTTCGATCTCGCGGGAGTCGGCAACCTTTGCCCTAACGCGTCGGATGGCTGCAAAGCGCTTTGCCTAGGTGAACATTCCGGTCAGGCCGGCATGGTCGCACGTGATGAGGATATGAATAGCGTTCGCTTGTCGCGTCGAGAAAAGGCGCGTCGGTTCATGAAAGACCGCGCCGCTTACATGCGGGACGTCGTGCGTTCGATCGAACTAGGTATCGCGAAAGCCGATCGGATGGGCTTGCGCTTGTGCGTACGCATGAACGGTTCAACTGATATCGCGTTCGAAGGCATTGCGTGCGTCCGAAACGGGATCACCTATCGCAATCTCATGCTCGCGTTTCCTGATATCCAATTCGTGGATTACACGAAAAACCCGCGCCGACTCGAGCGTGCGTTGCCGTCGAACTATCATTTGACGTTGTCGCGGCATGAGAAGAACGACGCCGACGTTGTGCGTATCGTGTCTTCC